CGCGCCCGCCACGCAGCAGCGATGGCCGACCCTGACGTCCGCGCCCGCCACGCAGCAGCGATGGCCGACCCTGACGTCCGCGCCCGCCACGCAGCAGCGATGGCCGACCCTGACGTCCGCGCCCGCCACGCAGCAGCGATTGACGGACTCTCGCCGACGCAGCGCGCGCAGCTGGAGCAGGAGCTGCGCGACGGCAAGTCCTACGTCGATGCCGCCAACGATTGGCTGCTCTCCACGTCGCGCGTCCAGGCGATCGCGGCGTCGATCGGCATCCGGCGGCGTCCTCGCAAACATCAGCCCGAAGGAGTTGCGTCGTGAAAGCTGCCGTCGTCACCACAGCGCATGTCGAAACCCGTCCGGCTGCGCCCATGCGCCGCTGGGATGGTGCAACCGAAGACGGCATCGCCGTCGACCTATGGTCGGGCGTGTTTCCAGACGCGCGGCCGAAGGTTGGCGCGCTCAATGTCGGCGACGCGATGCAGCGCCGAGACGACAACACCGAGCGCAATCGCGCTGTCACCGACGAGATTGATGCGGCGCTCGCCGCACTCACGGACCAGGCCGAGCGCTCGGCCCGCGCGCTGTTTGCCGTGGCCGGCGATCTGCAGCGCGTCGGGCTCGCCGGCCATGCACGCCGCGCACGCGGCGCTGCCGAACGCTTGCTTGAGTTGCCGGAGAACGCCGCCGCGGACGCTGGCCACGGCTGAGACTGGGAATGTCGAGGGGGATGTTGGGAATGAAGATGTGGCTTTCAGCCGCCGAGATTGCAGCGCTTGAGCTGCCGGGTTTGCCGACGGTGACGCGTGCAGCGCATCGCGTCGCAGTAAATGGCGGCTGGCCATCACAGCCGCGCGCCGGTCGCGGCGGTGGCGTCGAGTATCACATCGACGCGCTGCCGCCTGTCGCGCGTGCGGCTTACGTGGCACGTCATGTCGGCGCGATCGAGGTTCCGGCGTCGATCGCCCGTGAAGCCGCTGCGGCGCCTGGCGCCGAGCAGCTCGCTGCGCCGGCTGCCGAGGTGCGCGACGCGCGGCTCGCCATCCTGGCGCTCGCCGACAAGCTCAAGCGCGACGCGCGGATTTCGCGCGCCGTGGCGGACCGGCAGATTTGCGACGGCTACAACACCGGCGCGCTCGACGTCGCGCCTTGGATCAGGACCGAGGTCAAGTCGATCACGCCGCGCACGCTCAAGCGCTGGCGGCGCAGGAAGGCGAAGGCCGGAGCCTCGGGCCTCGCCGTCGATCGCGCCGCCGCCCGCCGCGGCACCGGCGTGCTCGACCGCGCCAACGGCGGCGACGTGCGCATATACATCCTGGCGCTGCTCGCCAAGCAGCCGCAGCTCACCGCGCAGCACGTGCGCGCGCTCACCGCCGATCGTTTCGGCGCGAGCGTGACGATCGGCGACGCCGCGATCGCCCTGCCGCCGCTTCGCACCTTTCAACACGCCTTGAAGGCTTGGCGCGGTAACTATCGCAACGAGCTCGAATACGTCCGCAACCCGGACCGCTTCAAGAGCGCGATCCGCTTCGCCGCCGTGGTCGCGCGCCCGGCGTCGGTGCTCAACGAGGTCTGGCAGATCGACGCCTCGCCCGCCGACGCATTCTGTCTCGACGGGCGGCATGCCATCTATGTGGGCGTCGACGTCTATTCGCGCCGCCTGGTCGGCCTGGTCACGCGAACCGCGCGCGCCGACGCGGTCGCGCTGTTGCTGCGCAAGGCGATCCTGGCGTGGGGCGTGCCCGCGCGAGTCAAGACCGACAACGGCTCCGACTTCATCGCCCGCGCGACGCAGCGCCTGTTCGCAGCGCTGGCAATCGAGCACGAAACAGCCGCGCCGTTTTCGCCCGAGCAGAAGGGCCACGTCGAGCGCGCTATCGGCACCCTGCAGCGCGGTCTGATGCGCACGCTGCCGGGCTTCGCCGGCCACTCGGTCGCCGACGCGCAAGTGATCCGCGCCCGCAAGACCTTCGCCGCCCGGCTTGGCGAGGATCGCGGCGATGCGTTCCAGGTTGCGCTTAGCGCCGCCGAACTGCAGCAGCGCGTCGATGACTGGTGCGAGCACGTCTACGCCACCGCGCCGCACGCTGGGCTCGATGGCCGCACGCCGTTCGAGGTCGCCGCCACCGCGCCGAGCGCGGTGCGCCGCATCGAAGACGCCCGCGCGCTCGACCTACTGCTGGCGCCCGTCGCCGGCAAGGATGGGCTGCGCACCGTCACCAAGACCGGCATCCGCGTCGGCAAGGCGCACTACATCGCCGGCTTCCTCGACGTCGGCTCGACCGTGCTGGTGCGAATGGACCCGTCCGACATGGGCCGCGCCTATGTCTACGCCGAGGACGGCGTTCGCTTCCTCGGCACTGCGGTGGCGCCGGAGCTCGCCGGCGTCGATCCCGCGCACGCGATCGCGGCGGCCCGCGCCGAGCAGAAGCGGCTTCGCGACCAGAAGCTCGCCGAGGTGCGCAAGATCAAGATCGATCCCGCCGACATGGCGCCGGCGATCCTGCGCCAGGCCATGCTCGCCGCGCCGAACGTCTCGGCGTTTCCGCGCCGCGCCGACACCCACGACACGCCGCAGCTCGCCGCCGCGCGCGAAGCGCTCGCGGAGCCGACTCCGGTGCATTCCGCCGAGGTTCTGGCGATGGCCGAGCGGCTGCGCCGCGAGGCGGAAGCGCCGGCCGACAACGTCAAGACGCTACGCGACGACGAGACGCCGCACCAGCGCTGGAACCGCGCCTGCGCGCTCGAAGCGCAGCTGGCGCGTGACGAGATCGTGGACACCGACGAGCTGATCTGGCTCGGCGGCTACCGCGAGGGTCCCGAGTACCGCGGCTTTGCGAAGACCTATCGCGACGACGCGGCCCCATCAACGCAAGCAGGGAGACAAGCACAATGAGCGAGACCCACACCCGCGCCGGCGCGGTGCGCCTGAAGAATGTCGCCGCCTTCATGGCGATGACCGAGCGGCTGGTGACGCGCGGCCCGCACATGCCGGGCTTCGCGGTGTTCAACGGCCCGTCCGGCTACGGCAAGTCGGTCGCCTCGATCTTCGCGCAAAACAAGACCAAGGCGACGCGCGTCGAGGTCGGCTTCAGCTGGACCGCGCGCACCTTCCTTCAAGCCGTCTTGAAGGAATTCGGCGAGACCTTCGCCAAGCGTCTGTCGGTCGCCGAACTGTCGGCGCGCTGCATCGAGGCGCTCGGCAGCGATCCGACCCGGCCGCTGATCATCGACGAGGCCGACAAGCTGGTCGACAAGGGCTTCATCGAGCTCGCCCGCGAGCTGCAGGAGTTCTCCAGCGCGCCGGTCATCCTGGTCGGCGAGGAGCGCCTGCCGGCGAAGCTCGTCGCGGTCGAGCGCGTGCACAACCGCGTGCTCGACTGGTGCGCCGCGCAGCCCTGCGACCTGGAGGACGCGCGGCTTCTGGCGGACAATTTCGTCAAGCAGGACATTTCCGTCGCCGACGATCTGCTCGACCTGCTGCGCGCGCAATCGGGCGGCCGGGCGCGCCGCATCGTCGTCAACCTGATGCAGGTCGAGGAGTTCGCGCGCAACCGCCGCCTCAAGACGGTCGACGCGTCGGTGTGGGGCGCCAAGCCGTTCTACACCGGCGAGCCGCCGGTGCCGCGTCCGGTCGAGCAGTTCAAGCCGCGCCGGGTGGCCGCCTGATGGCACGCCCCTCTCTCCCAGAACGGGTGACGATGACCGCGCGCGTGCCGCGCGGCAACGAGGGCCTGTGGTCGATCGTGCGCGAGCTCGACGACCGAGGCTTGCCGTGGTCGGTGCCCGACGTCGAGGGCAACACCAACATGCGGCGCAGCGCGGTCGGCAAGTTCGTGCTGACCTGCGTCGCCGCCGGCCTGGCGCGCGAGCATGTCTCGACGCTGCGCACGCGCTATGGCCGGCCGATCAAGCTCTACATGCTGACGCCCAAGGGGCGCGGCATGTTCGAGCCGCCGCGCTTTCACAACGGTGAGGCCGTCAACACCAGCGCGGTCGAGCAGCTGTGGCGGGCGATCCGCACGCTGCGCCAGTTCGACACCGCCGAGCTTGCCTTCACGGCAAGCACCGACGTGCTCGCGGTGAAGGAAGCCACCGCGCGGCGCTACGTCGACGAGCTGGCGCGCGCCGGCTATCTCGTCGCGCTGTCCGAGCGCAAGGGCTCGGGGCCGCGCACGGTGTGGCGGCTCAAGCCGGCGATGAACACCGGACCGTTCGCGCCGGCCATCCTCAACACCCGCGCGGTGTTCGACCGCAACCGAAAGCAGATCATGGGCGAGCCCATCGCCGCCCTGGTCGAGGAGGCCGCATGAAGCGCGGCCCCGACCAAGGTCTGCCCAGCAAGACCGACTTCGTCGCCAAGGCGCGGGCCGCGTGGGGCGAAACCCTGCCGGACTGGGTGCTGGAGCTCGCCGAGTTCGCCAGCAAGACGTCGGGCGCCCAGGCGGCCAAGAAGATCGGCTACTCCGGCGCCGTCGTCACCCACGTCATCGGCAACAAGTACACCGGTGACCTGGTCCGCGTCGCCGACAAGGTGCGCGGCGCGCTGATGGGCGTCGAGGTGACGTGCCCGGTGTACGGCGCGATCGGCCGCGACCGCTGCCTCGACAACCAGAAGCTTCCGTTCGCCGCCACCAATGCGCTGCGGGCCCGGTGCTTCCACGCCTGCCGCGGCGGCTGCCCGCACTCGCGCATCAATGGGGCGGAGGTGCGCCATGGCGCTTGAACCGCCGCGCTCGACGGAGCTCACCCTGGTGCCCGTCGCCATCATCGAGGACGTCGTCGCGCGCGACTACGACCGCTCGCGCGCCGATCTGATCGCCCACCGCCGCGAGGCCGTGGCGGACGAAGCGCGCCAGGTCGTCCAGTGGCTGGCGCTCAAGCTGACCACGCTCTCGCTGCCGAGGCTCGGCAAGTTCGTCGAGCGCGATCACTCCACCGTCTACCACAACGCTCGCAAGGTCACGGCCCGCATGGAGCGCGAGCCGGAGTTCGCCGCGCGCGTGATGCGGCTGATGAACGACGCGATCGCGTTCGCCAACTCGCCGGCAGCCCGCGAGCCCAAGACGGTCGATCCGATCGCCGCGGCCGAACGCGTCGCGCTCGCCGGTGCCCGACAGGCCATCGGCCTCTCGACGCTCGAAGTCGTCGCGGTGTGCGTGCGCATGGTCGAGCTCGAAGACCTGGCCGCAGCGACCGCCCAGTTCCTGGTCGTCAACAACGCCATCACCGCCGCCGGACTCATGGCGGCGGACCCGGCGGCGCTCACACGCCGCGCCGAACTGCTTTCAACCCTGGCCGTCGCGCTCGATGCGCTCGGCTATCAACCGGAGCCGGAGCATGACCAAGAAGAAACGCGCACCCAAGATCAAGCAGCCGAAGCCGGAGCCGCTGCCGCCGCTCCGGTTTGACATCGAGGCGGTCGAGGCGGTGAAGCGCCTCGGCGAGACCATGCGCCACATCGAGACGGCGCACTCAGCCTTCATGGAAGAGGCCGAGACGGCGGCGCTGGCGCACGCCGAGACGGTGCTGCCGCTGCGCAACCTGGAGCAGCAGCTGCTCGACGCGCTGGAGGCGTACTGCCGGGAGAACCACGACCGCCTGACCGACGGCGGCAAGACCAAGACCATCAAGTTCGCCACCGGCACCTGTTCGTGGCGCGACCGGCCGGCGTCGGTGCAGCTGCGCCGCGGCATGAAGGTCGAGGACATCATTGCGGCGATCGAGGAGCGCGCCGAGCGCGACGAACGCTTCAAGGCGTTCCTGCGGACCGTGGTCGAGCTCGACAAGAGCGCGATGCTGAAAGACCCGGTCGCTGCCGGCTTGATCGACGGCGTCAAGGTCAAGTCGGCCGGCGAGGACTTCGCCGTCGAGCCGTTCCCGACCGGACTCTCCGAAACGGTGGCGTCATGAGCGCGCGCGAACTCGCCATCCGTTCGTTCTGGAGCGAGCGACCGCTGGTGCGGCTGTTCATGCAGCGTACTGCGCGCAGCAGCTTCTCGCTGCGCGAGCTGATCGCCTTCGCCGAGGCGCTGCCCACGCCCGACCTGCGCGCACTTCAGGCGATCGAGCGATGACGCGCGCGCCCGGAAATCGAGGGGGGGGTAATGCCGAACGGCGACCTGTTGCTCAAGGAGCTCGTCGAGGCGCAGCACGAATGGACGCGCGCCGAGAAGCTCGAAGCGATTGCGAAGTTCTACGGGGACGGCTTCGCCAAGACGATGCGCCAGGCGTGCGACGCGGAGCTCGCGCGGCGGGCGGAGAAAGACCGCAAGAAACAGCAGCTGTGAGGTTCTGACAATGCCAATCCCCCGCGCCACGCCCAAACAGATGGGCATGATCCACGGTCTCGCCGGCCGCGCTCGCATGGATGAAGACATGCGCCGCGGCTTCTTGAAGGCGCAGTTCGGCGTCGTCAGCTGCAAGGAGCTCACCGCCGCGCAGGCGAGCCAGGCCATCAACAAGCTGCAGGAAATGTCGGCCGGCGCCCCGACCGCGCAGGGCGCCATCCCCGGCCTCGACGGCGCGACGGCGAAAAAGCTGCGCGCGCTTTGGATCGCCGCCTGGAACCTCGGGCTCATTCGCGACCGGACCGACCGCGCCATGCTCGCCTTCCTGGAGCGGCAGACCGGCGTCTCGCACACCCGCTTCCTGCGCGAGCCCGACGCCGCGCGCCCCGCGATCGAAGCGTTGAAAGACTGGCTGTCGCGTGACGGCAAGGTCGCTTGGCCGGGCAAGACTGCGGAAATATGCGATGTGAAACGTGCGGTGCTGGAAGCGCAATGGCGCCGCCTGATCGCGCTCGGCAACGTCAAGCCGTTCATCGCGCATGATCCGCTCGGCGAGCTCAACGACTACGCCTGCGCCGTCATCCACCGCAACGTCGACTTCGACCGCTTCACCCCGGAGGAATTCGACCTGGTGCAACAGGCGCTCGGCCGCCGCCTGCGTGCCGTGCTGGCGCGCCTCGCCGAGGACGCGGCCCGCGAACAACAAGGTGCCATATGAGCACGAAGGTCGACATCGAACCGCAGGCGGCTGATGGCATCCGCGTCGTCGCCTGCAAGGGCGGGGCGCTGATCGCGATCGAGCTGCTCGACGATCGCAACCAGGTGTTCGCCAGCGCGATGCTGACCAGCGAGCAATTCGACGAGATGGTGCGGTCTGGCCATGACGTGCGCGCCACGCTCGCGCGCGGCGGGCTCGCTGCGATACCGGCCGCGGGGCGCGCATGACAGAAATCCGCAACGCCAGGCTCTGCGACGTCGCGCTCGCGCTGCGCGATGTGGGCCGCAACGAGGCGCAAACGGTCCAGGGCTGCGAACAGCTCGCCGCCGACCTCGCCGCAGCGGCAGCGCGTGACGGCAGGCCGCCTTCGCCAGGCGTCGAGGACTCGCTTGATGCGCTGCGCCGTAGAGCCGCCTGCGTCGGCGACGCGCACCGGCTCGTGCAGGCGCTGGAGCATTTCGGGGGCGTCGACGAGGCGCTCGCCGCGCTGGAGCGATTGAAACGCTTTTCAAGGCCGCAGATCGCGGCCGGTGGCAAGGGAGTGTGAGGTCATGAGCTGGACCATGGAGCGGGTCGATTGTCTCAAGGCGCTGTGGGCGGACGGCCTCAGCGCATCGCAGATCGCCGGCGAGCTCGGCGGCGTCAGCCGCAGCGCCGTGATCGGTAAGGTGCACAGATTAGGCCTCGAAGGCCGCAGTCGCGGCGTCAATCCGGTGCGTCACGCCAACCGCCAGGAGCGTGCCCCGGCCGTGCCGGGGCGCAGGCCAGGCCGGCCGCCACGGCTGCGCGGCCAGACCGCGGCACTGGCGATCGCGACACAGGCCGCGCCCGCTCCGGTGCCGCAGTTTGACAACGTAATCCCGTTCGGCCAGCGCCGCACCTTGCTGGAGCTCACCGACGAGACCTGCCGCTGGCCGATCGGCGATCCGCAACGCGAGGGGTTTTTCTTCTGCGGCGGCGCACCGCTCGCCGGCGTGCCGTATTGCGCGCACCACACCCGCGAGGCCTACAACGCCTACGCCGAATTCCGGCGCAGGGCTTGAGGCCGGGATGGCGCGCGACCGAACAGACCGCGTCCGCGTGTCCGACCACGCGCTGGTCCGCTTCCTGGAGCGCACCGGCGCGCTGGACGCCGAGGCGCTGCGCGCCTCGATCGAGGACTCGCTGCAGCGAGCCGTCGACCGCGCCTGCGTGCTGCGCGCCAGCCAGTTCGAGATTGTCGCGGACGGCCTGCGCTACGTGGTGCGCGGCACCTCCGTCGTCACCGTGCTGGTCGATTACGGTCCGGGCGTCAAAGCACCGCAGATCGCCAAAGCGAAGTGAGGCGCTAGTTGAGCCGCCTTCCCGCCACGCTGCAGGAGATCGCGGACGCCGCCGGCGAAGTCGCGGCGGTGCAGCTCGCCGCCGCGAAAGGTGGGCAGCGCATCTACATTCCTGCGAAGGTCGGAGACGATCACTGGCTTGTCGAATGCGTCGGGCGAAGGGCCGCGGATGCAATCTGCCGGATGTTCGCTGTGGACGGCAGGCGCGGGCTGCGCTTCGACGTGCCGCTCGCCGGCAACGGCGCATATCCGCAGTTGCGTCGCGCCATAGCAAAACACGCGGCGGAGTTGGAGCGCAACGGAGCTTCGTGTGCGGCGATCGCCGCGGCGACGGGGACCACGGAGCGCGCCGTCCGCAAGCGCCGTCGCAAGGAGCGCGAACGCAAGAGCGACGCGCAAGGATCGTTGTTTTGACGCCTGAGAGGCCCCCGATGCGCATTGCACTTCTACTGCTGGCGCTGTCCTGTGTCGCAGCGTGCGGCGATCTGGACGGATACGTGTGCCGCGTCAGCCAATCAAAGTCTGCAGAGTGCGAGCGCCATCAACGCCCACCCTTCGGCTGCACGGTGGAGCAAACCGATCCTGCGTCCGGCGAATGCCGGTGACCTGACGACGGCAGATCGGTGGCCGGGACCCAGTTCCGGGTTTCTCCGGGTCCCGCGACCCGCAATAACCCTGAAGCGCTTCCACACACGTTTCGGGGCCGCCGCCTTGTCGATCGACCGGCACATCATCGCCGCCGCCGTCCTGCTCGTGCTGGCGATCGCGGGCGGCGGCGCCCTGGTGGCGAGCGAGTATCACTCGAATCCCTGGCTGTTGTCCTGGATACCAGCGACCTGCTGCGTCACCAACGATTGCTGCTGGGAGGTCACCGAGCGCGAGCTGAAATCGCTGCCTGATGACAATTGGGAAATCGTCTCGACCGGACAGGTGCGAAAGCGCACCGACTGGTCGCCGGACGGCAGATTCTACCGCTGTGCCTGCGACTATGACGCGGCCTCCCGGCACTGGGTCAGGCATCAAGGCGCCAACACGCGCTGCGTGTTCGTGCCGATGCGCTCGGCGGCGGCGGTGCGCCGATGAAGTGGATCGCGCTCGCGCTGCACGTCGTCGGCTTCGTGATGCTCTGGCGCGCGCTTTCGCGCGACCGCAAGGCGAGCATGGAAGACCTCCCGCTGGTGATCATCCAGTTGCTCGCCGGCGGAGTGGCGTTCATCGTCGGCGCCGGCTGGCTTCTCGCGCTCGTCTTCAAGGGGCTTTGAACCGTGCGCGAAAGCTTCCCCAAAGGCAACGCCGCGGTCCACATCTACGAGCGCGGCTACGCCAACCATCCGCGCGATCCCGGCGGCGTCACGCTCGATGGCGTGATCCAGCGCGTCTATGACAGCTACCGCTCGCGCAAGGGGCGTCCACGCCAGGCGCTGACCCGCGCGATGTCCGGCACCGCGGCGTGGATCGCCGAACGCGACGAGATTTTCCGCGCGCAGTATTGGGCCGCTTGCCGCTGTGACGAACTGCCGGCCGGCGTCGACCTGGTGGTGTTCGACTGCGCCGTCAACTCCGGTCCCTATCAGGCCGCGCTCTGGCTGCAGCGCGCACTGCGCATGAACAACGTCGACGGCCACATCGGCGAAGGAACGCTGATGGCCGCGCTCTCGCATCCCGACCACGACGCGCTGATCGCCGACGTTCTGCGCCGCCGTCTCGGCATGCTGAAGAAGCTCAAGACCTGGGACGTGTTCGGCAAGGGCTGGTCGCGCCGCGTCGCCAGCGTCAAGGCGATCGGCCAGGCCTGGGCGATGGGCTCGGTCGGTCCTGCGCCGGTCCCGGTCGGTGCACTCAACGGCAACGCCAAGGGCTACGCCGGCGACGTGGTGCAAGCACCGGTGTCGGAGGATGTGGCGCAGACCACCGGCTACGGCGGCGCTGGCGGCGCGGCGACCATCCAGGTCGCGCGCGACCAGCTGGAGCCCCTGGTCGGCACGTCCGATTTCGTGACCTACCTGTTTCTCGGTCTCACGGTGCTAGCCGTGCTGATCGCGATCGGCGGTGCGGTGGCGACCTTCTACGCCAGGCGCAAGAACGCCGAGGCGCGCGCCGCGATCAACGGTGAGCTCACCGAGGACGTCGGCGACGAGTTCGCCGCAGAGAACGGCGCGCCGGCATGACCGCGCTGTTCAAGATCGCGGCCTGGCTCGCAACGTCCAAGGTGGGGCGCGCCGTCGCGGCCGGCGGCGCGCTGGCACTCGCGGTCGGCGTCGCGGTGCTGTCCGTCTTCAGTGCCGGAAAGCGCGCCGAGCGTGATCGGCAAAACCGTCGCGAGCTGGAGCAGCTTCGCTCAAGGAACGAAACCGATGCAGAAATTCAGAACCTTGATCGCGCTGAGCTTGATCGCCGCGCTCGTCGCTGGATGCGAGACGACTAGCTGCGCGGGCTTCAAGGCGCTGATCCTCTCGCGCGGAGCCTATGACGGCATGACGATCGGCGACCTGCAGCAAGTTGTCGCCCACAACGAGCACGGCCAGAAGACCTGCGGATGGAGGGCGCCGCGGCGATGACCGATACGTTGCCGATCTTGAAGGGCCTGATCGCGAAGACGCTCGGTATTCCGCAGCATGAGCTCGTCGCTGGCGATGTTGTTGAGTGCCGGGACCGGCTCGAACGGATCGAGCTCGCGATGGCAGCCGAGGACGAATTCGAGGTTGAGATTGCGGACACCGAGCTTGCCGGGCTCACCACCGTCGCGGATTGGGCGGCATTGATCGACAGCAAGCGAGCGGGACAGTGTTGAACGAAGTCGTACCCTGGATCAGCGCGGCCATCGCGCTTTCGGCGCTGATCTACACCATCGTCGCCAACCGGCAGAAGGCGCAGACGCTGACGGTGATCGCGCTCGCCGGCAAGGTCGACATCCTCGAGGACCGCTGCACGCGCATTGAGTCCGACCTCAAGCATCTGCCAAACAAGGACGATGCAACGGAAATCAAGCTGTCGCTCGCCGAGCTCAAGGGCGAGGTCGCGGCGCTGACGGCGAGTTTCAAGCCGGTCGCGGCGATGGCGTCGCGGCTGCAGGAACATCTGATCGACAGGTTCGGACAATGAGCATGGACAGGATCGTCAAGGAAGAAGCGCGCCTCGTGATGCTGCGCGAGCTGGCCGCGCAGCCGCACTATTCGCTGAACGAGGCGCTGCTCGACGCCACGCTGGCCGCGTTCGGCATCGTGCGGCCGCGGCCGTGGGTGCGCGAGGAGATGCGCTACCTGGAAACGGTCGGCGCCGCCAGGATCACCGAGGCCGGTTCCGTGCTGATCGCCACGATGACGGCGAAGGGCCGCGAGCACGTCGAGCGCCGCCTGGTGATCGACGGCATCAAGCGCATGGGCCCGGCAGAATGACGGGTCCGGCCGAGTGAGGCATGATGAAAAAGCCGAAGGGCCGCGGCCACCTCTCGTCGATCGACACGCTGCCGGAGTGGTGCGAGGACGCCAAGCTTGAGGCGCTGAACGCGCTCAAGGAGCGCAAGCTCACGCAGCAGGAAATCCTCGACAACTTCAACGGTGCGATCCGCCTCGCCGCGCTGGCGATCGGCATCGTCGAGGACGTGCCGCAAATCTCGCGCGCCGCCTTCAACCGCAAGGCGCTGCAGCTCGCCGTGCTCGGCCGCCGCCTCGAAGAGACCCGCGAGATCGCCAAGGTGCTGGCGCCCAAGCTCGACCAGGCCGGCGACAATTCGCTGACGCTGCTGGTCGCCGAGACCATCAAGACGCTGACGCTGGAGATGCTCAACAACGCCGGCGAGTTGCCGGCGGACGGCGACACCGCCGAGATGCTGATGCTGGTGTCGCGCGCTCTCAAGCACGCGGAGGAGAGCAAGCGCATCAGCGCGGACGGCCGCCGCAAGATCGAAACCGAGCTCAAGGCCATGCAGGGTAAGAAGCTCGACGAGCTCGCGACCGAAGCCGGCCTGTCGGCCGATCGCGTCGCGCAAATCCGCCGCGATGTGTTGGGTGTTAAGTCGTGAGTGATCGCATCCCTTGCATCAACCCACGCTGCCGCAGGACTGCGCCGCGCCGCACCGCCGCTGTCACAGAGATCGTCTGCGGAAAGTGCTGGCGCGCCTTCGTTCCGGCGAGCGTGCGGTTGCGCTATCGCGATGTGCGCCGGGCGTGGCGGACGCAGGAGCGTCGTATCGTCCGGCGTGGCGACACCCTGTCTGCGGCGTCGGCGGATCAACTGCGGCGACGCCTGATGGCGCGTGTCGACGCGAACTGGCAGGAAATCCGTGCGGCACTCCTACGGCCGGAAAGGCCGGAGGGGCTCGATGGGTTTCTGCAAGAGGTCGGCCTCGCATGATCCCCCGCGAGCCCGACCATCTGCCGGCCGAGTTGCCGCGCGGCGCCGATCTGCCGCCGGACCTCGACCCGCTCGCGGAAGGCATCCTGATGCGCCACCAGGCGGCGTGGCTGGAGGACAAGAGCGACCTCAAGCTCGGCGAAAAGGGCCGCCGCACTGGCATCACGTTCGCCGAGGCGCTCGACGACACGCTGCTCGCGGCGTCCGCCCGCGCCGCCGGCGGTATGAACGTGTTCTACATCGGCGATACCAAGGACAAGGGCCGCGAGTTCGTCGGCTATGTCGCGCATTTTGCCCGTGTCGTCGCGGGCGAGCTCGCGGCGATCGAAGATTTCATGTTCGAGGACCGTCTGCCGGACGGCACGTCGAAGTTCATTTCGGCGTATCGCGTGCGGTTCGGGTCCGGTTTCCGCGTCGAGGCGCTGTCGTCGCGCCCGGAAAACATCCGCGGCCTGCAGGGCAAGGTGGTGATCGACGAGGCGGCCTTTCATCGCGACGTGCGTGAGGTGATCGACGCCGTGAACGCGCTGCTGATCTGGGGCGGCAAGATCGTCGTCATCTCGACTCACAACGGCGTGCTCAATCCGTTCAACGAGCTGATCCTCGAAGCCAAGGCCGGCAAGGTCCCGTACTCGCTGCACTACATCCCGTTTTCAAACGCCGTTGAAAACGGCCTCTATCGCCGCGTCTGTCTGATCCAGGGCAAGACCTGGTCGGCCGAAGCCGAGGCGGAGTGGGAGAAGAAAATCCGCGCCTCCTATGGCGCGCGCACTGCGGCGATGAAACAGGAGCTCGACTGCATCCCGGCCGAGGCCGAGGGCGCCGCGCTGACCCGCGTGCAGATCGAGAGTTGCATGCGCGACGGCGCTCCGATCGTCCGGTGGGCAGTGACCGATGATTTCAAGAACCTGCCGGAAGACCGGCGCAAGGCGGAGGCCGCGGCATTCTGCGACGAGAAGCTCAAGGGTCTTCTGGAGGCTCTCGACAAGGAACGCCCGCACGTGTTCGGCAACGACTTCGCGCGCTTCGGCGACGGCAGCGACACGCTGGTGCTGGAGATCGGCAAGGATCTGGTGCGGCGGGCGCGGCTCCTCCTGGAGATGCGCAACGTTCCGTTCGATCAGCAGCGCGACGTGCTGTTCTACGTCGCCGACAAGATGCCGCGCCGCGTGGGCGGCGCGCTCGACGCCACCGGCAACGGCGCCTACATCGCCGAGGCCGCGGCTTTGCGCTACGGCCCAAGCGTCGTCGAGGTGCGCCTGACACAGGAGTGGTATCGGCTCAACAGCCCGCCCTACATCGAAGCATTCGCGGACGGCACGATCGAGCTGCCGCGGCACGACGACGTGCTGCGCGATCACCAGGCGCTCGCCTACGTCAAAGGCATCATCAAGGTGCCGGACGATCACCGCTTCAAGGGCAGCGACGGTTTCGATCGCCACGGCGACTCTGCGATCGCCGGCATCCTCGGTTACTTCGCGTCGCGCCAGGAGTTTTGGGAGGCGGATTATCGCGCCGCCTCGACCGAAGCCGCGGGGTCATCCAGCCGGCCCAATCATGTCGATGACAACGGGCGCGCCAGGGATTGGCTGCGGTCTCCGCTTGGCGCGCGGCTACGGGGCTCGCTGTGAGCGAGCCGCATTGCGCCACCTGTGATCAATGGGCGCCGCACGCCGGCACCGGCAATCATTGGGGTGCATGTGTCGATCCGAGATCGCCCAAATATCATCATGATCCTCGGTACTCGTGCCCGCGCGTGACGCAGCGCAATGACCGTTGCGCGTGCTTTCGTCCAATCCCGGAGGCCACCGGCCATGACAAGCGCACCCGTTCTTTACGGGCCTGACGGCCTGCCGATCCGCCGCGAGGTGCTGACGCAGGAGATCGCCGCCGCGTCGATCGGGGGCGTTCGCTCGCCGCTTGCGGGTTATCCCGCTGACGGGCTCAATCCGTCTCGGCTCGCTTCGATCTTGAAGGAGGCCGATGCCGGCGATCCGTTGCGCTATTACGAGCTCGCCGAGCTGATCGAGGAGCGCGACCTGCACTATGCCGGCGTGCTCGGCACCCGCAAGCGTCAGGTCTCTCAACTCGACGTTACCGTCGAGGCAGCGTCGGACGATGTAGAGCACAAGCGGCACGCCGACACGATCGAGACGTGGCTCAAGCGCGACGAGCTGCAGGAAGAGTTGTTCGACATTCTCGACGCGGTCGGCAAGGGCGAAAGCTTCACGGAAATCGTGTGGGACACGTCGCTGGGCCAGTGGCAACCGAAGCGGCTGATCTGGCGCGACCCGCGCTGGTTTCGGCCCAGGCGCGAAGACCTCACCACGCCGATGCTGCGCGGTGATGCTGGCGATGCTGTGCTGCCGCCGTTCAAGTTCATCCATGCCGTCATCCGCGCCAAGTCCGGCCTGCCAATCCGTTCCGGCATCGCGCGGCTTGCTGCCTGGTGGTGGATGTTCAAGGCGTTCACGCAAAGGGATTGGGCAATCTTCACTCAGACGTTCGGCCAGCCGATCCGCGTCGGCAAGTATCCGCCGGGGGCCACCGAGGGCGACAAGAGCACGCTGTTCAACGCGGTCGCAAACATCGCCGGCGACTGCGCCGCGATCATTCCTCAATCGATGCTGATGGAGTTCATCGAGAGCGCGAACGTCGGTCAAGGCCATCAGCTCTACAAGGATCGCTCCGACTGGCTCGATCGGCAAATGTCCAAGGCGGTGCTCGGCCAGACCTCGACCACTGACGCGGAGATTGGGGGGCTCGGCTCCGGCGACACGCACCGCGAGGTGCAGGAAGACATCGAGCGCGCCGATGCGAAGACGGTTTCGGCGATCATCAATCGCGATCTGGTGCGGGCGTGGATCGACCTGGAGTTCGGGCCGCAACGGCAATATCCGCGGGTGCGCGTTGGGCGGTCGGAAGAGAAGAACATCGACCAGATCATCAAGGGCATCGAAGCCGGCGTGCCGATGGGCATGAAGGTCGAGAAAAGCTATTTCAACGATCTGCTCGGCGTTCCGGTCCCCAAAGATGGGGCGGCCCCCGAGGATCTGTTGATCGCGCCCGTGCAGCTGTCTCCGTTCGGCGATGTGCCGTTCGGCGCGCCCGGCGCAGTGTCGCGCGCGTTACATGCCGCGCAGCGTCCGCGCCGGGCGCCCGATGCAATCGAACAACTGGCGCGCGAAGCGCAGGCGCTCGGCGATCCTGGCAACGACGAGATGATTGACGCCCTGCGCCGCGCGATCGACGGCGCCAAGACCTTCGACGAGCTCAAGGCCGCGCTCGAAAAGCTGGAGCTTCCGAAGGAGAAGTTTATCGCTGCATTCAAGGTTGCGCTGGTGATGACGCAGCTTGCCGGCCGCGACGAGGCGGCGGATGCCTGACGTCGAAGCCTTCGCGACCGATCCGGTCGAGGCGATCGACTTCCTGCGCCGGAAGCTCAACGTCCCGACGCAGCGCTGGACCGACCTCTGGCAGGAGCAGCACAGCGTCGCGTTCATGGTCGCGGGCGCGCAAGAGACGGCGCTGGTCGAGGACTTCCACAAGGCGATCAACCGCGCGATCGCCGAGGGTCGGACGCTCGCCGACTTCCGCAAGGACTTTGACAGCATCGTCGACGAGCACGGCTGGAACTACAACGGCTCGCGCAACTGGCGCTCCAAGGTGATCTACGAGACCAACATGCGCACGGCGTATGCTGCCGGTCGCTGGGAGCAAATCCAGCGCGTCAAGAAATCCCGGCCCTATCTGCGCTACGTCGCCGTGATGGACAACCGCACGCGGGAAGAACACGCCGCGTGGCACGATACCGTGCTGCCGGTCGACGATCCGTTCTGGCAGACGCACTTCCCGCCGAACGGATGGAATTGCCGCTGCACCGTGCAGAGCCTGAGTGCGAGTGATGTTGATCGACTCGGGCTCGCAGTCTCCGAAGCGCCCGCCGTCGAGATGGTCGAGCGCACGGTGCGAACAGCGGACGGCGAGCGTGCCTTCATGGTGCCGAAGGGGATCGATCCTGGCTTCGCCTACCGGCCCGGCGCGCGGCCCGACGAGACGCTGCGCCACGCGCTCGACGCCGACGAGGAGTAACCACCGGCCCCCTGTCCTGGTTCGCGCAAGATCAAATGACCAAAACGGGAATCCGGGCCGCCCGTGCGCTTGACGGGCGCTGCCCTTGCCGCGGCTGCTCCGCCCGCGGCAACTGCCTTTAAAACCCCTTTTACGGCCCGGCGCGCGGCCTGTCCCGGCCGCCAGATCACCCCTATCCCTGCCAGAGGCCGGTTCGGTCGCATTTTCGCGGCGGTTCCCAGAGCCGAATCCGCTCGGACGTGGTAAGCCTCCCGCCCTCCCGCCCTCGTTTCGCATCGCGCTGGCCCTGAACTGGTTCAGGGTTATGAATCGCGCCCGCCCGTGGCGAATGTCGCCGCATGGCCGGTCCCAAAGCAAGCACCGCACTGATGGTGGCGCTGAGCGCGCCGTCTGACCTCGCGCTCAACGCGGCTGGCCAGGCGCCGGAGCTCGTCATGCTGCTGCCGGCCGGCGCGACCATCGTGACGGTCGACGGCCGCGGCCCGTATCGCGTGCGCAACGCCGCGCAGCTCGTCGCCGACAGTCTCAAGGCCGGCGGCAACCAGCCGATGCCGATCGACGAAAATCACTCGACCGACCTCGCCGCCCCGAAGGGCGGGCCGTCGCCGGCGCGCGGCTGGATCACCAGTTTGCAGGCGCGCGAGGACGGCAGCATCTGGGCGCCGGTCGAATGGACTGGCGTCGGCAAGCAGCTCGTCGCCGACAAAGCCTATCGCGGCGTGTCCGTGGTGTTCGAGCATCTCGCCGACGGCACGATCACGCGCATCAAGCGCGCCTCGCTCGTCAACAATCCGAACCTGCGCGGCCTGGTCGCGCTCAATGCCGAAGGAGCCAACATGGACTTGCTTGCCGAACTGCGGAAGCTGCTGGGCCTCCCCGACGACGCCGACCAGGCGGCCGTCATGGCCAAGATCAACGCGCTGAAGGATGGCGCGCAGACTGCGACCCAGGCGACCGCGCTGCAGGCGCAGATCGCGTCGATCGGCAAAGCGGCCGGCGCAGCGGATGGCGCGGACGCCGCAACCGTGCTGGCGGCGGTCACGACGCTCGCTGCAACGGCGAAGGGCGCGCCGGGCGCCGAGGTCGTCACGGCACTGCAGGCTGAGCTCAAGACCGTCACGACCGAGCTCAACACGCTCAAGACCTCCCGCGCCACCGAGAAGGCGACCGCTTATGTCGACGGCGAGATCGCCAAGGGCCGCGTCGGCGTGAAGCCGCTGCGCGAGCACTACATCGCGATGCATGCCGCCGATCCGGCCCGCGTCGAGAAAGAGATCGGCGCGTTTCCGTTCCTGAGTTCGACCGGCGCGCTGGAGACGCCGCCCGCTGTCGTCAAGGACGGCAAGGTCGCGCTCAATGCCGAGGAGAAGAGCGTCGCGCGTGCGCTCGGCATCGCCGAGGACGATTACGCGAAGACGCTGGCGGCCGAACGCGCCGCCGCCTGATCGCAGGAACCACGCAACACCTTAGAGCCGGCTGACGCCGCAACTGGAGAAACCATATGGCTCTCAACAAGGACCGCAGCACGCCCCGCCTGGAAGGCTCGGTGTTCCATTTTCCGATGCTGGCCGCCGCGGTCGGCTTCGTCGGCGGCATCGCGGTGCTCGACTCGTCGGGCTGGCTCAAGCCGGCCGTCGAGGCGACCGGCCTCAAGTGCGTCGGTATCTTCGCCGAGCGCGCTGACAACGCCGCCGGCGAGAACGGCGACATCAATGGCGAGGTGCACGGCGGTGTCTTCCGGTTCGACAACTCGGCCGACTCCGACGAGATCACCAAGGCCGACATCGGCAACAACTGCTTCCTGGTGAACGATCACACCGTGGCCAAGACCGGCACCGGCCGCTCCGTCGCCGGCCGCATCATGGCGGTCGACGCGCAGGGCGTCTGGGTTGCGATGGGCGAAGCGATTGTCAACGCGCCCGGCGGCGCGATGCTCGCCGCGAACAACCTGTCGGACGTTGGCAACAAGGGAACGTCGCGGACCAATCTCGGCGTCTATGAGAGGCTCGGCACGCCGGCGTTCACCATCGGCAACGAGACGACCGGCGTGCGCAACGTGGCGATCCAGCTCAAGGATTCGCTCGGCGCCGACCTTGCGGTGAGCGGCGTCGTGCGCGGCTATCTCGCTGCCGACAACGCCGGCGCGGCGCTGTCTGCGCTTGACCTCGCCTCGGTCGCGATCGGCACCGACGGCCTGCTGATCGCGGGTGCGGCGGAGACCGATTTCGTTCTGGTGTCCGAGGCGGATGGTGACATCGACGTCACCATCGACTCCAACGCCAACGGCACGCTGTACCTCGTGCTGATCATGCCGGATGGCAAGCTCGTCATCTCCGGCGCCATCACCTTCGCCGCGGCCGAGTAAGGGCCGCCAAGCGCACCGTAGCTCACAGCCAGGGAACCGCCTCACATGATCGTCAATCGCTCCAACCTCGATCGGCTGCGCGTCGGCTTCAAGACGTCGTTCCAGAAGCAGCTGGACAGCGCCAAGGGCACGACCGCCTACACGCGCATCGCGACCGTGGTGACCTCTGCGGCGGCCGAGGAGAACTACGGCTGGCTCGGCCAGCTGCCGAACGTGCGCGAGTGGATCGGCCCGCGCCAGGTGCAGAACCTGGCCGAGCATGACTACGCGGTGAAGAACCGCGACTTCGAGCTCACGGTCGGCGTCAAGCGCACCCACATCGAAGACGACACGCTCGGCATGTACGGGCCGATCTTCGAGATGTTCGGCGACTCTGTCTCGGCGTGGCCGGAGCAGCTGATCTGGGGCCTGCTCAAGGTCGCGCATCAGACCGTCTGCTACGACAAGCAGTACTACTTCGACACCGATCACCCGGTGCTCGACGCGAACGGCGCGACGGTGTCTGTGTCCAACAGCTTCAGCGGCGCGGGCGCGGCCTGGTTCCTGATGTGCGTCAACAAACCGCTCAAGCCGCTGATCTGGCAGCTGCGCAAGCCCGGCGAGTTCGTCCCGATGGACAAGCTCGACGACGAGAACGTGTTCCGCAACAAGGAATTCCAGTACGGCTGGGACGGTCGCGGCAACGCCGGCCTCGGCTTCTGGCAGATGGCGGTGCGCTCCACCAAGACGCTGAACGCCGACAACTTCGAGGAGGCGCTGACCGCGCTCGGCGCGATGAAGGGCGACTACGGCCGCCCGCTCAACCTGCTCAATGGCGCGAAGCCGCTGCTTGTCGTGCCGCGTTCGCTGCACGGCGCCGCAAACGGCGTGGTGCAGTCGCAGCTCGTCAACGGCGGCGAGACCAACAAGTGGGCCGGCGCCGCGGAGCCTTTCGTCTGCGACTGGCTGAACTGAGCGGTAGCCGGCAACCCTGAAGGCAACGCGACGGAAAGGTCCAGACACCACCATGCGCAAGGTCATCCGCATCACGTCCAAGATCGAGGGCTTCCGCCGATGCGGCGTAGCCCACAGCAAGAGCCCGGTCGATCATCCGTACGACCGCTTCACCACCGCGGAGATCGATACGCTGCGAGCCGATCCGAACCTGACGATCGCAATCGCAGACGCGCCCGCGGCTCCCGATCCGGCCGAGCGGCGCGAAGCGATTGTCGCCGCGCTCACCAAGTCCGTCGTCGATCGCGACGGCGTGCCGTTCACGACCGGCGCCGAGGCGTTGGCCGCGGCGTCCGCGGTGTTCGGGGCGCCGTTGTCGGCCGAGGATGTGCTTGACGCCGTCATGACCGCACCGCGACCCACGCCTGCCGAGCCGGCGGCTGCGATCGCGACGGACACCAGGGGTGGCACACCCGACGCGGCCAAGGAGCCCGAGCTCACCGAAGCCGAGCTCCGCGCGCAGACGATCCGCAATGCGGCTGACGCGCTTGACGCCGGCAACAAGAAGCACTTCACGCGCGACGGCAAGCCGGAGGTCAAGGCGATCGAGGACATCGTCGGCAAGGGCTTCAACACCACGCGTGCCGAGATCGACGCCGCGCTCGCGGCGAAGTGAACCGCAAGCGGGATGGCGCAGCCCGGTAGCGCGCCAGGCTCATAACCTGGAGGTCGGCGGTTCGAATCCGTCTCCCGCAACCAAGATCAACCGTTCCGGCTGAGCTGCTACCGGCGGCGGCGAAGCCTGGGACCCCTGCCGCGGCGTGCTGCCGCTCGCCGCGGCGGGGCGAAATTCAGCCGGAGTGCGGCAATGCCGAAGATCGTCGAGGCGAACTATCAGGAAGGCCGCGCGCTGTTTGCCGGCGGCGGTTCTTTGCGTGCGGCAGTCGAGCGCGTCATCGCGGACGGCGGGACGCCAGACATCGGCGACGACGAGATCATGAGCTTCGTCATCGGCTTCGCGGACGCGTTTCTCGACAAGCTGCGAGGCGTCAAGTGAGCTACGCAACACAAGCGCAACTCGTGGAACGTTACGGGCAGACACGCATCATTGACCTGACCGACCGCGCGACGCCGGCCACGGGCGCGATCGTAACGGCTGTTGTAGATCGCGCGTTGGCCGATACCGATGCAGCGATCGACGGTTACCTGAAGGCACGCTACCGACTGCCGCTGACCTCGGCGCCGCCGCTTTTGCGCGATCTGGCGCTGGCGATCGCGTTCTATAAGCTGCACGTCAACAGCGTCACGGAGAAGGCCCGCGCGGACTACGAGGACGCGATGCGCACGCTGCGCGAGGTCGCGGCCGGCACCGTACGGCTTGATGCCGAGGGCGTCGAGCCCGAGGGTGGCGGCACCACCGGCGTGCGCGCCACCGATCGCGCGCGTGATCTGACGCCCGACAACATGAAGGGCTTCGTGTGATGGCGCGCGGATCGAGCAGGCGCGCAAGGAGCGACTCGCCGAGCGCCGATGCGCTTGAGGCGGCAAAGGCGTTCGTTGCCTACATCGAAGCATTCCGCTCGGGCGGCACCGGCGAACTCATGCGCCGCTATCCAGACGACGATCCGTTCGGCGGCTACGACAATATCGTGCGGCGCGCGCGCCAGCTCGTCGCGGCCTGCGAGCGGTTCGACAGCCGCGGCGATCGCCGTCACGCCGAACGGCTCTCGCGTGCCATGTCCGGCTACGTCGAGGTTGATCCCGTGGACCTGATTGATGCCGCGCTGAGGAGCGCCGCATGACGGGTGTTCGTATCGAGCTGCGCGACACAGACGAACCGCTACAGCGGCTCGCCGGCATGATTGCTCGGCTCGATAATCCGTCCGGCCTGTTCGACAACATCGGCAGCTATCTCGTCGGATCGACGCAGCGTCGCTTCGAGCGCGGCGCGGCGCCCGGCGGGTCCGTGTGGCCGCCGTCGCTGCGAGCGCTCGCCGAAGGCGGCAAGACGCTGATCAAGAGCGCGCAGCTGATGGGTTCGATCACCCACGTCGCTTCGGCATCAGGCGTCGAGGTCGGCTCCAACAAGGTCTACGCCGCGATCCATCAGCTTGGCGGAGAGATCAAGCAGGACGCCCGCACTGCGGTGCTGCACTTCAAGAGGAACAAGCGCACCGGCGCGTCGCGCTTCGCCAAGGCGAACAGTAAGGCGACCTTCGCGCAGAAAGCCGAGATCGGCGCGCGCGTCATCAAGATGCCGGCGCGACCCTTCCTTGGGCTCGACGATGACGACAACCGCGCGATCATCGGGATCGCGGAAACGTTCGTGGCTGGTGAGGTGCGGCCATGACTGTCGCGGGACACGTCAAAACGCGCGTCGGCGGCATCGCGGCGCTTTCAAACCGCGTTGAAGAGGTCGCCGACCTGGCTGAGCTCGTCGCGAAGAACGAGCTGCCGCAGCGCTTCCCCTGGGCATTCATCCTGCCGACCGGATTTGACGGCGGCCCAGGCGAGTTGATGACCGGCGCGTTTCGGCAGCCGAGGGTCGACGGCGTCGGCGTGGTGCTGTTTTGCGAAGCGACCGGCGATGCCAAGGCGCAGCGCGCGATGGCGGCGATCGATGTGTTGATCGAGGCTGTTCTGGCGGCGGTGTGTGGCACCGCGCCGGCCGACGCGCCTGGTGTGCTCTACGCCGTGCGCGGGCGGCTCGTATCCATCAACGCCGGGGCGATCATCTACCAGATCGACTTCGGCCTGCAGAACACATTGAGGGTCGGAGCATGACGACCATGCCGAAACCGCCGAGCGAGGGCGGCTGCTTCATCCGCAACAAGGACGGCACGCTGACGCGCGTCGACGATCAGCCCGCGCCGCGGCCGGCCGAGGAGCGATCGAAGCCTCCCAAGTCCAAGACCGGCAACGCCGCGAAGGAGCAGTGACCGATGGGAATTTTCTGGAAAGAGAAGGTGCTGCTCCTCAAGGCGGAGGGCACCTATGGCGTCGATCCGACGCCGACCGGCGCGGCCAACGCGATCCTGGCGACAAACGTCGACCTGCGGCCGATGGAAGGCGACGATGTCTCCCGCAATCTGGAGCAGCATTTCTTCGGCAACCAGATCACCAAGGCATCCGCGCTGCGCGCAGTGCTGACGTTCGATACGGAACTCGCCGGCTCGGGCTCCGCCGGCGTCGCGCCGGCCTGGGGGCCGATCGCGCTGGCGTGCGCATTCGCGCAGACCATCGAGGCGGACACTTCAGTCACTTACACGCGCGTCAAGAACAACCAAGGAAGCGCGCATATCTATTTTTGGGTCGGCGGCACCCGGTATGTGCTCAAGGGCGCCCGCGGCACCGGCGTGATGACGCTGAGCGCGCAAGGCATCCCGGTGGTCCGCTGGACGCTGACCGGCCTGTGGACGGCGCCGACCGACACCGCGCAGGCGACGCCGACGCTGACCGGCTGGCTCGACCCCAAGATCGCCGCCAAGGCCAACACGCCGACCTTCACCATCAACGGGGTCACGCTGAAGCTGCGCAGCTACAGCCTCAACTTCGGCAGTGACGTGCAGGTGCGCCTCCTCGTCAACCATGAGGAGATCATTATCGTCGATCACGCCGAACAGCTCGACGTGGTGGTCGAGGCGGTCGCGCTCGCCACGCTCAATCCGTTTGCGCTCGCGGTCGATCCGCCGACGCTGGTGCCGGTCGCGCTGGTGCACGGCACCGTCGCCGGAAACATCGTCACCGTGAACATCCCGGACGCGCAGATGCGACGGCCCGCCGGCCTGCAGAACAACCAAGGCTTCAAAGAGTGGCCGCTGGTGCTGGCGCCGATCCCCGACGCTGGCAACGACCAGCTCTCCATCGTCCTGACTTGACCACAATCGCAAGCTGCCGGAGTTGCAATGCTGAAGATCGCAACAGAGCGCACCTTCCAGCGGACCGTCACGGCCCTCGCGCCCGTCGACGGTGGCTTTGCCGAAGAGGCGTTTGGTGTCACGTACCGGGTATTGTCGACCGACGCTGCCGACAAGTTCAACACCTTCACGGTGGAGGGCACGACGAAGTTTTTACGGGCGGTCATCGTCAAGCTCGACGACCTTGAGGGCGAGGGCGGCAGGCCCGTTCCTTACAATGACGAAGTGCGTGACATGGTGATCGGCCTTCCGCACGCGCGCGCTGCGCTGATCGACGGATATTTCAAGAACGTCGGCAAGGCCAAGGAGGGAAACTGAAATGGGCCGCCCGGCAATGGGCGCTCGGCGGCCCGTCAGAACCCGAAGCCGAATCGGAAGCCATTCAAGACGCGCGCAGGTTCGGGATGGGCGAACCTGCGATCGCCGCGCTCAAGCGCAAGCTTGCGCCGCAAGACGGCGGCACCGAGGGGGTTTGGCCCGACAATGTGCCGATCGTCGAGGCGTTCGACGCGGCGGCGTCGCAATGGCGCACCGCGCCGATCGGCGGGGGCATGGCGCCAATCAAGGTGTTCTGGCTGGGGCTCGATTACACCGCGGCGCGTGTGGGCATCCGGCTTGCCGGATTGAAGCTCGACCGGGACATCTGGGCCGGCGTGCTCGTTATGGAAGCGACCGCGCGTCGCATACTGAACGGGGTTGAGACGTGACGCTCCGCACTGCACTCGTCATTGACGGCGACGCTTCCGGGGGCAAAAAAGCCGCCGAGGATACGCAGCGCGCTATCGAGGCGCTGGCCGCCGGCGCCAAGAAGGCGACCGACGAAGCGGCCGATGGTTTCAAGAAGATCGGCACGGCAGGCGGCGCGGCCAACGACAATCTCCTTTCGCAGACGTCGGACCTGCTCAAGAAGTTCGGCGAGCTGACGGAAAAGGTTCGTGGATCGGAGAGCGCGATCGCGAAGCTTGCCACGGGCGGCAGCGCAATCGCGCAAAGTGCAGCTGGCTTTGGTACGGCAGCTGGCGCCATCGGTCTCGTCACGGCCGGCCTCGGTTTGGCAGCGACGGCCGCCGGGGTGTTCTACAACATCGTCAAGAAAGACGGCGACGACGCAACGCGCCTGGTCACCGAGCACGCGCGGTTGATGGGGGTGCTCCGTGGCGCCTACGACGAGGCTGGTCAATCCGCATCGTTGTATGGCCAGAAAGTCAGCGCAGTCGCAAAATTCCAGGCAGAGATCAATCTGGCGGGGCTCCGCACACAACTCGGCCGTCTCAATCGAGATGTGCTCAGCCGAGCGACGCAGGTGCCGGACCAGGGGTTGTCTGATGGCGGGATGATGCCTCCTGGCACGGCGATGGCAATGCCGCAGGTTCCTCAACTGCGCGCCGAGTTCGAGGCGTTCGCCGGAGCGGTGGCCAAATTCCAGGCCGGGGGTGCGCAGGACATCGTCGACGCGCGTGAAGAAATCTCTCGAATAGCGCTCGCGGCCAAGGATGCCAATCCGCAGCTATTCGAGCTTGCCAAGCAGTTCCTGCAGAGCTCGGACGAGGCGGGCAAGGTCGCGTCGGCGATCGTTGACCTGGTCAATGCGTTGCAAGGGAAGTTTAGCGGGCCGGCGCGGCAAACCGTCAACGAGTTCGACCGGATGGAAAAGTCGCTGCGCCGCCAGGCCGCGGCGCAGGAAGCCGAGGCCGAGGCGGTCGGCAGGTCTGCCGGCGAACAGGCGCGGCTCCGCACGCAGATGTTGCTGCTGGAGGCGGCGCAGCAGGCCGGCATCAAGGTCGACGAGGCGAGGCAGAAGTCGATCGACGCGCTGGCCGAGCGGTTCGGCAAGGCCGCGCAGCGGGCGGCGGAGCTGCGGCTGCAGTCCGACGCATCTTTCGAGCGAAGCCAGATCGGCCGTGACCCGATCGAGGCGTCGGTCGCGTCGCAGCTGCGCGGCGTGTACGGCGACAGTTACCGGCAGGAAATGGACGGCACGATCGCGTCCTACATCCGCACCAACGAGCAGCTGCGGATCACCAAAGACCTGATACTCGACGTCGGCTCGACGTTCCGCCAGACACTGCGCGCCGAGCTTGAGCAGGGCGCCGATGGCTGGGAGGCATTCAGCCGCGCCGGCCTGCGCGCGCTGGAGCGCATCGAAGACAAGCTGATGGACATGGTGCTCAACCAGGCCATCTCGAAGATCGTCGGCGGTGGCGGTCTCAATATCTTCGGCTTGTTCGGCGGCGGCTCGTCGAGCCCGACGCCGACATTCACCGACTCGGCCGGCGGCTGGGCCGGTGGCGGCGGCTGGTTCGACAAGGGCGGCTACACCGGCAGGCTGCCGCGCAACAAGATTGCCGGCTTCGTGCATGGCGACGAGTTTGTCATCAAGGCCGAGCAGACGGCGAAACATTTCGAGCTGCTGAGCGCGATCAATGAAGGCCGTTTCAAGGGTTTTGCCGGCGGCGGCTTCACGGGCGATGTCCCGCCGTCAAACCGCAGCGACTGGCCCGCGTCTGGCGCGCCTCAGGTTGTGACCAATCTCAAGATCGAGAACAACTCCGGCCAGGAGGCCCGTGTCTCGCGCCAGCGCAACGCCTCGGGCGGCGAGGACTTCCACGTCATCATCGGCGACGTGGTGGCCGGCCTGATCAACAGCGGCACCAGCCCGGTCAACCAGTCGATGGAGCGCGCTTACGGTCTCGACCCGACGCGGGGGATGCTCTGATGACGATGCCGGCATGGCCCGCAAACATCAACGCAGTGCCGTATCGCTCCGGCCGCAGCACGCAGCCATTCGAGCCGCCGATTGCGACCGAAATGGAGGATGCGAGCAACCGCCGCGAACGTGCGCGGCCGGGCGACGACGTCAAGACTATCCGCCAGGTGGTGCCGGTTCTTGAGTCCGACTGGCCGACACTGGAGGCGTTGCTGCTGGAAAACCGCGGCAAGCGCATTGTCATGCCGGTCTGGCTCGACGGCGTCGGCATGCGCGACTGCGTAGTGATGGTCAGCGAGCCTCGCTCTGAGGGCAGCGAAGGCACGGATTTGCGGATCGCCATGACGCTTCGCGTCTATCGCGAGGTGCCGCCGCCATGACGTTTCGGTTAGTGCCGTTTGTCGCCGAGCCGTTTGAGGATTTCCGCGTCGGCGCGGGAAAGCATCGCCTCGGTCGCGTCTCGCACGATCGCGGTGATGGCGGCGATGGCCTTCGGGCTGCGGCCGGGGAAGTTCGGATTTTTCTGTGCCGCTCGGACCACCTGCGAGATTGCGAGAAGTATCTGCTTCTTGTTCCCCTTTGTGGCATCGACCTGCAGCAAGATCACGTTCATCAGGACCTGCGTCATGAAGAGCATTGAGGTCTTGTATATGTCGATGGCCTCTGTCGGCGAAAAGTCACCCAGCGTTTCGTGGTTGTCCGATGGCATGCACGTCTCCACCCGAAACGGGATGGTTGCGCTGACCCAAATCCTCGCGCTGACTCCGTAGGGGTTGTGGCGTATGCCGACCTTCACCGACGCATGGGCCGAAGCGCAGACGACGAACACGTCGATGGACTGCATCAACACGCTGGAGCTGCAACACATCAAGATCACCGAGGACGATGTGCCGGTGCCGATCCGCATCGTCAATCACAAGGACGATCAGCAGCTCACGATCGAGCCGGGCGCCGCATTCAACGGCGGCGAGGAAGTGACGTTCAAGGCGATCCCGTTCTTTGCCAGCGACGCGCAGTTCGCCGAAGGCAAGATGCCCGAGACGTCGGTGACGATCGACAATGTGTCTCGCGAGATGGCCGATCACCTGAAGGAAATGGTGAAGGTCCGTGCCGACTTGATTGTCATTTTTCGCCAGTATCAGCCCGATGATACGAGCGAACCGAGCTATGGCCCGGTGCAGTTTGTCATGCGCAACATCGTGGTCACCGGGACGTCGGTGACGGGCAAGGCGCAGCTCGACGACTACGCGCACACCAGGTTCCCCCGCAAGAACTACCGGGATGGCGAGCTGTGACCGGGCGCACCGAGTTTCTCCGCTCATTGCTCGGCAAGCCGTGGCGCGCCAACGCCAGCGGGCCAGACGCCTATGACTGCTATCACCTGATGGCGCTGATCCAGCGCACGCTCGCCGGCCGCGAGCTCGGCGCTCTCACGCTGCCGGCCGAGCCGACCTGGCGATGGATGTGTGCGGCGGTCGAGTCGCATCCGGCGCGGTCCGCTTGGCGGCAGTTGCCGGATGATGATGCCGGCCTGGTGCGCGCCGGCGACCTGGCGATCGTGCTGCTCGGCCGCAGCCGGCGGCCGGGGCATTGCGGCGTGTGGCTTGCGCCGGAGCAGCGCATCATCCACGCCGACCAGGCGAGCGGCGTGATCGTTGATACGATCGCCGATCTGCATGCGGCTGGTTGGCATCGGCGGCGCTTCTACGAGCCTCCGGTGAGGGCGTCGTGACCGCTCGACGCAAACGAAGGGTTCAGGCACCGCCTCCGGCAGCGCGGCACCGTGAGCGCCGGCGCCGGCCCAGCGTGCGGGGCCGTGTGCCTGTCGTGCACTTGGTGGCGCCAGGCTACGAGCAGGCGCGCGCTGAGGCCCTGGCCGGCGAACGGATCAGCGAGTTCCTGGCCCGCGTGAAGTGGGCCGCGCCGAATGGCCGGCGCTGGCTCTTCAAGCTGCCGACGATCTGCATCATCAACGGCGCGCCGGTCTTACAGCGGCAGTGGCTGCGCCGGCGCATCAAGCCGAACGACAGCATCCACTTCGAGTCGCGTCCTCATGGCGGGCGCAACGGCAAAATGATCGCTGGCATCATCGGCGCGATTGCGCTTGCGGCCTTCGCGCCGTGGGCCGCTGGATATCTCGCTGGCACGGTTCTCGGATTGACAGGAACCGCATTAACGGTCGCAACCGGTGCCTTCACGGCGGCGATCGCGATTGGTGGGTCGCTCGCTATGCACGCGCTGATCCGCCCAAATGCGGGCGGCCAGAACGCCGGCGAAGGCAATGACCAGGTGCGACTCTATTCGACGCAGGCGCGCGGCAACATGGCGCGGCCGGGCGAGCCGAAGTCGATGCACTACGGGCGACTGCTGATCGAGCCGGACTTCTATCCGAGTCGGCTGCCGTGGTCTGAGTTCGAGGGCGACGAGCAGTACCTCAACGTGCTGCTTTGCCGCGGCCTCGGCAAGTACGAGATCGAGCAGGTTCGCACCGAAGACACGATTGTCTGGGACACGGTGACGGGCCTCAACTCGGCGTTTGAAGGCTCGACTGTCGAGCACTTTGAGCCCGGCGAGACGATCACCACGTTTCCAATCAATGTTGTGACCTCGGTCGAGGTCAACGGTCAGCAGCTCCCAAGCGGCGTCGGCGGCGAGGGTTGGGTCGGACCCTACGTGGCCAATGCGTCCGGTACTCAGACCAACAAGCTTGCATTCGACGTTGTATGGCCGGCGGGGTGCTACGTGATGCACCCGGATGGCTGGGTCCTGGCCCGCGCCGTGACACTGGTGGCCGAGGCGCGGCCGGTCGACAACGACGGCACGCCGACCGGCGGTTTTACGGAGCTGTTCAGCGAGACATTCACGCTCAATTCGCGAAAGCCCGTTCGCAAGTCAATCCCAGTTGCGCTCTCACCGGGCCGCTGGGATGTTCGGCTGCGCCGCACCAACGCACCGTTCGCCGGCACCAATGGAACCGACGAGGTTGTGTGGGCTGGGCTTCGCGCCTTCATCGTCGGCGTGGAGGAAGCCTCAACCGACTGCTCGTCGACCGCGCTGCGCATCAAGGCGAGCGCGTTCACTCAGCAGTCGGTGCGCCTGTTCAGCGTGTTGCAAACCCGCATTCTGCCTGTCTGGAACACGGACGCTGAGACGTGGACCGAGCAGCCGACCCGAAATCCATACTGGGCGTTCTACGACGCGGCGACCAATCCGGTTTATGGCCCGCGCCGCGCGCCGACGAACCGCGACTTTCAGGCAGTCGTGACGAACGCCCTGTCAGCAGACGCAGCCGGGATCACCTTCGACTATCAGTTCCGGTCAGCGGTGAAGCTGCCGGACGCTTTCGACACGATCCTCAAGGTGGCGCGGGCGCGGCATCGCTGGTCGGGCGACATGCTGTCCATCGTCGTCGATCAGTTCAACGCGCTGCCGCGCATGCTGATCACGGATCGCGAGATCGTCCGCGGTTCCGCTTCGATAGAGTATGTCCTCAACACCGAAGACTCGGCCGACTGTGTCATCTTCGAGTATGTCGACGAGACCACATGGCAACCGGCCGAGGTTCAGTTCCCGCCGGACGGCGAGTTCGTCGCGCACGCCCCGGCGCGCATGCGCGTCGACGGCATTGTGAACCGAGACAATGCGCGCGACATGGCGGCGTTCCTCTGGCTGCAGTCGCAGCATCGCCGCATCAGGCCGACCATCAGCACCGAATACGACGGCCGCGTGCTTGGCTTCGGCGACACGATCGCCGTGCAGATGGACTTGCCCAAGTGGGGTGCGACGGCCGCCGTCATCGGCCGCCTCGACAACGTGCTCACCGTCGACCGGCAGCTGCCGTGGGCCGACAGCGGGCAGCACTACGTCGCTTGGCGGACGCGCACCGGCCGCCAGTTTGGCCCCGTGAAATGTGCCAAGGCCGACAACGATAACCTTGCGCTCGTCGAGCTCGACGAGACTGATGTCTCGTCCTACGAGACGGCGCTTTCAATGACCCTTGAAGCGAGTCTGGCTCGGGCTGAGGGCGGGGAGGAACCCAGCGTCGCCTTTGGTACGCTGGAAAGCGGCGTCGTGCAGAACTGCCTTGTGCTGGCAGGCCGCCCGAGCGGCTCTCGCGTGCAGCTCGCCCTCGTCGTCAACAGTGCTGATTGCTACCCGGAGGCGTTAGGCGCGGCGCCGGCGCTGCCAACCGCGCCGTCACTGGTCGATCCTGCGACGCCGATCATACAGGGGCTCTTTGTGCGGTTCCGGCAGGGCGTCGCCGAGCCGATCCTGGATGGCAGCTGGTGGCCGGCGCCTGGCGCGGAGTCCTACCGTGCCGACGTATCCTATGACGAGGGCGCGTCTTGGACGCCGATCTACGGTGACCGGGAACCAAGCTTTTCTGCCTTGGTCGATCGGGCTGCTTTACGCGTGCGCGTGCAGGGCATCGGCCAGCGGCGCGGGCCATATTCGGAGGTGGACCTTGAGGCGCCGACGATCGTGCTGGGGCCTGGCGTCGTCGCGCCAGAGTCGCTTGGCGACGAATTGTTCGCGCGCGTGCGCCAGATTGACTTACGGGTTGCGCGCGACATTGAGGAACTAAATCGTCGTATCAACGATCTTGCCACGGCGACGCACGCACACTTTGCTTCGCTGCGTGAAAGGGTCGGCCGCACGTCTATCGGCTCCGGTCAACAGTATACCGAGAATTACGCCCGGATTACCCAAACGCAGGAAGCCGTCACGAACGCCGAGGAGTCGCTTGCGACTCTGACGACGACACTTGAAACCGGCTACGTTTCGAATGGCGCGCTGTCCACGGCGCTTGCTGAAACCATTTTGATCGCCGAATCCAATGCCGAGTCCGCCATTGCAGCGGAAATCACGGCGCTTGAAGCCGTGTATGAGACGATTGGCGACTCTGATAGCAAGATCGCAAAGGCCAAGTTTGAGGCGATCGCGTTTTCAATGGCGACGGCCAACGAAGCCTTGGTCGCCTTTTCCAATTCGCTCAACGCCACTTACGAGACAACGACAGGCGCAGAGACGAAGATTTCCGAGGCGTCGATTGAAATTCTAAGCATGGCCGCCGCCGACGCTGACTCGGCGATAGCTGCCGTGCAGACGACGTTGCAGGCTTCGATTGACGCGAGCGACTTAATCATCGCGTCGCATACAACGGACATTGCCACTGCTGTTAGTTTGAGTTCGGCAAATGCGTCGACGCTTAGCAGCCTAAGTTCCACGGTCGCCGGTCATACAAGTTCGATTTCCACGATCAATACGTCGATCACGGACCTGGACAGCGGCCTAACCACGCTTGCGTCATCGCTGACGACACTCACGTCCGACTTTGAAGATTTGGACGCCGAGATTTCGGTTCGGTTCCTGACCGGCTCCGGCCCGTCAGGTTCGCTCGCCGCCTACGATCTAAAGCTGACCGCTGACGGTAACACACCTGTCGGGATGCAGGCTTACACCGACAGCGGCGGCGATGGCTTCATTCGTTTCGGCGCACCGCAAATTCAATTCGGCGAATTTGGCGACGACAATAGTTTTGCCACCGCATTCGAGGTTGTCAGCGGCGACGTTTACTTCCGAGGCGATTTGTACGCGCTCGGCGGCATTTATACCGTCCACGTCGCGACAGACGGAATCGAAACGATCAACGTCTTGGATGGTGCAATTACATCCACGGCGGCGGCGACTGGTTCCAGCGACACGTTGACTGCCGTTCATACCGGGAATGTTACAAAAACCGCAGTCACGACAACATACAACACGACGACGGGCCGCATTGTTGTAATCGGCACGATTTATTACGACTCGCCGGAAATTCTAAACACTCACTACGTTTGCGACGTTGAGATTTTGGTTGACGGTGTTTTGAAGCAAACAGTGCGCGCACCAACGCTGACCAATACAGTGTGGAACAACCCGTTTTCGACCAATCAAGTTTACTTTCGAATAGCCGGGGCGGTGACGATCCAAGCCCTCATTACCGGACTGACGCCCGGAAACCGTACGGTCGATATGCGCCTTAAAACGACATACATCGGCGGCGGCACTGTTACGCAGACTATCACTTACAACGGCGCAACGGTCACAATCCTGGAAACGAAGCGATGAACAACCGGCGCGCAAATCGCAGGCAAGAATACTTGGCCGCGCGACCAGAACCGGCCCCCGTCGTCATGGGGCAGTACGTCGTTTACCGACTGTCGGACGATTTCGTTTTGCGCTGGGGCGAATGTCAGCCCGGCATGGAGTCCGACCAGGTTCTCGATCCAGAAGCGGAAGGCGTGATTTATCTCGATCACAAATTCGACCCGCAAACTGAAACGATTGTCGGCGGCGTGCTGACGATGAAAGAGGGGAGCGAAAGCAATGCTGCTTAATGGTGGTCCGACCGATCTTTTAGGCGGCCTTGTCGCTGTGCCTGCCGCTGGCACGCACATTTACGGACCCTGGGAAAACCGGGCTGGTGCGGTGTCCGCCGCCATCCGTGGCGCGCTCGAAGCCTACGGCTCGGGCGGAACGTCAATCAACATTTACGTGCAAACGTCGCTCGATAAGGGCGCGACATGGCGCGACGTGTGCAATTTCAGTTTCACCACGTCGGCCGCAATTCGAGAGTTCAACATTTCGGCGCTGACTCCGGTCACGTCGATTTACACGCCGACTGACGGCACGATCACCGCGAACACCTGTAAAGACGGGATTATTGGCGACCGTTGGCGGGCCAAGGTTGTCGTCGTCGGAACCTACGCAACGTCAACCATGCGTGCAACCGTGGACCTGAAATAACATGACGCAGCGATTTGTCGAAAACACCGGCACCATTTCGATCACGTCGGGCACCGCGACGATCACGGGAACCGGCACGCTGTTTGCGGGCCGTGACCGTGCGGGCGCGCAAGTGTGGGCGTTGCCCGCCGGGCAAGCTCCAATCCGTGTTGGCGTTGTGGCGGAAGTCGACCCGCGCGGCATTTACGAAAACCTGTCGCTGCCGCTTGTCTCCAATTTCAACGGTTCGACGCTGACCAATGTTGCATTTGAATTGGTCGACGGATTGGCCCTGGCAAGCGGTGCGACGCAGGCCGCGATCTTCGCGCGCTATGCCGCATTCTTGGAACAGAACGCCGGTCTTGTGCTGAATACCGATGACGAGTTCGACTATTCGCTCGTCCCGAATAATTCGCTGATCATTGATCCTATTGCGGGAATGTATCAGTGGCGCGACGGCGTTCTCGTCCCGGTATCGGCGCGGACCCGTCAGCAAGTGCGCGCCGCGACGACAGCAAACATTACGATTGCGACGGCGCTCAATGACGGCGACACGCTTGACGGCGTGACGCTGGCGACTGGCGATTTGGTTCTCGTCAAGGATCAATCGACCAAATCGCAAAACGGAATTTACGAGGTCGGCGTTACACCGGCACGGCACGTCAGCTTTGACACATGGGCCGATCTGATCGGCTTGGAAGTGTCGGTTGTTGTCGGTACGGCAAACGCCAACACGCTTTGGATTAGTTCGGTTAATCCGGGCGGCACGCTCGGCACGGATAACGTTGTTTTCTCCAAGATCGTGTACACGGCGGGCGCACCCGTGGACAGCCCCGGCTTTACCGGGACGTTCGCGCTGCAAACTGACATTACGCCGTCGTCCATAACGTCGGATCAAAACAACTACGCGCCGACTGGACACGGCACCGCGAGCGTGCTGCGATTGACCTCCGATGCACCGCGCCAGATTACGGGTTTGCAAGGCGGGGCTGACGGTCGGATCGTAATTCTTGAGAACGTCAACACGACTGCGAACCGTGCAATCGTTCTCAAGAATGAAGATGCGGGCTCAACCGCCGCGTACCGCTTCGCGCTTGGCGGCAAAAACTACAACATAGCTCCGGGCCGAAGCGTGATCTTGATTTATGATTCAGGCTCGTCACGCTGGCGACCATTGACTCCCTGGTCGCGATTGGTCCTGACCGGAAACCTAACGGTTTACGTCCGCACAGACGGCAACGATGCAAATTCCGGCATGGTGGATTCGGCTGTTGGCGCGTTCCTCACAGTGCAGGCAGCAATCAACTGGCTGAGTGACAACATCGATTCGCACCGCAACTTTGTGACGATTCAAATACGCGACGGCGCATTCTCAGCGGCAGGGATTTTGCTGCGCGATGTGTATGGGATGAACGGCACGGCGGTTATTATGCAGGGCAACGCAACGACGCCGGCAAACGTCGTACTGGAAGCAACATCAGGCGGCGCCGTCGTCACGGCGAACGCCATCGGCGCAAGCTGGTCATTGTCGAACTTCCGCGTTCAGTCGACCGCTCTTTCCGCGTGCCACGGTATTCGTTCGATGAATCGGGCGCAGGTATTTTTTACCGGAATCGATTTCGGCGCGCTGGGTGCAAGCTCGGCGCACCTGTTTGCTGGTGATGGCGGCAAGCTGGACGCGACCGGGAATTATACCTGTTCAGGCAACGCGGCTTGGTTCTTTAAGGCTGAATGGGGCGGGCTGATAAAGACAGCATCGCGAACGATCACGTTTGCCGGGTCGCAGGCGTTCACCACTTTTGCTGCCGCCGACTGGCTTGGGATGATGTATTTGATTGGGATGACCTTCACAAACGCCGGCAGCGTAACAGGGGCGCGGTATGCCGTGACAGCGAACGCGATGATTCAGGTCAACGGCGCAGGGGCCAGCTATCTCCCCGGCAATTCCGCCGGCTCTGTCGTGTCGGGGGGGCTTTATGTTTAATCCTGCGGATCATTTTTGGGTTGTGGAGGGTGATTCAGGCCGCGCATGGTCTAGCGCGGCGTGCGGTTATGTTGAGTCTTGGCCGCTCGACCGAGCGACTCTGATAAACACCCTCGATGAATTGGCCGAAGTTTTGCACGGTTTCGGCTTGGCCCATTGTGCGCCGCCGACGCTGGCAACATTCCAGAGAGTTATTGAGGACCATATCGACAATGCGGCGCGGGGCTTGGGGTATTCAAGTGCGGTGTCGTGTTCCAGCTATGTAGCCTCAACCGTGTCGGCATGGGCACAAGAGGCGAGTTTGTTTGTCGCTTGGCGTGACAGCGTTTGGAGCTATGCGTTCATTGAACTTGGCAAGGTGCAGGGTGGCGAGCGCGAAATTCCGTCTGTATCGGAATTTGTTGCCGAGCTTCCGACGCCACCCGGATAGGTTCTAAAGCGGCGGCTTATTGCACAGAAACACTTCGGTATATTCACCAAGTATGCCGTGTGTTCGATCAGCAAAGCGATAAACGCGAACGTCTAACGGTGTCCACTCAGCGATCTGCTTGCTGATATCATAGCCATAATCGTATGTGACGAGAGACCCGGCTTTGTCGATCGGGTTGCCGTGATATAGAGGCTCCTTTAGATGTCTGAGTGTTCCATCCTGTTCAATGGCGACGCGCGGCTCGATGGCGGCTACATACCCCTTCCGCACGGGCCAAGTGCTAAGCATGGCGCCGCCCGAGCGGAGAACCCGCCATATCTCTCTGAACGCGGACGCGGGGTCTGGTATGTGCTCCATCACGTCGAGGCTGATGAACAGATCGAAGCTTTGGTCTTGGAACGTCAAGCGGCCAACATCTTCGTTGCGGAAGCCGTCGTAGACAACGCCGAGCGCCAGATCCTTGTAGAGGTGGGTGGCAGTGTAATTTTTGGCCTGACGCTTCATTTTGGCGGAAATGCCCCGCTGCGCTGGCGAGCATTCGCAAATCGCCATACTCCTCCAGTTTGGGAACTGTTCATTCAATACCAGCGCTAGCGCCCGCTCTCTCGGAACTGAGTCGCAGCTCGCACATATCAGGCCGTCGCGTAGCCACTTGTCTCGCACAATGAACGTGGTTGCCGCTTCGCAGATAGGACACTGCCCCTTGAACATCCCCGGCTCCATAATACGTGAAAAACCACTTTTTCAATCGAAACACCCGCCGTGGTGGACGAGCGGTTCTACGCGGACATGCAGTTAAGCCCATCCTATCAGGACTATGCGGCCATCGGTGGCCCAGGCATCGGTCTGTGATTTAGGGGGCTTTTGGCCTCCGCCGGAGTGGCGGGGCCACCCTGTTTTGAGGGCAAAACGGTGGGGACACTTGATGTTGCGCGACGGGGCCAGGTGTTTTTGCGCGCTACACCGAGGGTCATCGAGTTTCCCATCAGCGGTGGATAGGTCTTCCGACCTGAAAAGTTAGTCCACCGGGGGTCTCACGGAGCAAGCCTCAAACACCGCGCGCGGGACGCTGAGGGTTTCAGTGGACTTGCGGTTCTACCAATC